CGTGTGTATGACGCTTGTATTGCGTCTAAGATACCAACATATGTAGTAACTGACAGTATGCAGATATACAACCAGTTCAATGCAGACACTTGTTTTATTGAAGAAACGGAGTATGAAAACGGAACTGCAAGATGTGCAGGTGCAATTAAGCACGAGTTTTTTAGCAAGTACGATACATTTATTAACGTACAAGGTGACATGCCAGATGTTACACTAGACATGATTGAAGGAACATTAAGCAACTTAAAAGACTATGATGTGTCCACAATGTGTGCAATGATGCCAGAAGAAAAACAGAACGACCCTCACACAGTTAAACTAGTTAGAGGTGCAGGTAAGTGTTTATGGTTTGGTAGAGGCATGACCGGCTACGGTGATTGGCATTTAGGTATTTACGGTTACAAACGTAAAGCATTAGAACAATACGATAACTTAATTGTTACAAAAGAAGAACGCCACGAAAGTTTAGAACAGCTTCGTTGGTTAAAGAACGGATGGAATATTGGTGTACTTCCTTGTGAGTTTAGCGGAATGGAAATTAATACACCAGAAGAATTAGAACAATGGAACGAACTGAATGGCAATAATAGTAAAAGATAACTTCTTAGATCAAAAACTAATTGATACTATTGCAACTGAGATCAAAACAAAGATCCAGTCGTCAGAAGCTGTCTGGGCTACTAGTCATAGTTGGGAAGGTATAGTTGTTGAAGGATCTAATAGTGCTAACATGAGTCCTTTGAAAAACGGTATACATGAACTACGTCAAAAGTTTGTAAACTTAAATCCGTTTTATAGTGGGTTACAGTTTGAAGCATTTATATACTTATGGAATAGAAACAGTATGCTAGACTGGCATGATGATTCAGGATATGTAGCAAGTGGTACAATTTATCTTAATCAACATTGGGATTCAGCAGACGGTGGGTTATTCTTATACAAAGAAGATGAACAAATTCTAGCACAAGAACCAAAGTTTAATAGATTGATACTAAACGACAATAGAAAAAATTCAACAATGCATAGTGTAAGTGCTATTACTCCTTGGGCTAAACAAACAAGAGTAACTGTACAAGCGAGGTTTAAATAATGTATCAACTAACTCCGCCTAACATACGTAATAACCCAATGCCGTACTTTAAGTTACAGGAATGGGGTCTTGAACAATCAATGATTGATGCTATTGAAGACCAAATTAATGTTCAACCTGCAAAGTATATTACTGATAATGGTAAAGATGATGACACATCAATACGTAGTACAGACATTGATTGGATTGATACTCGTATGCAACCAGACTTTTATGCACTACTAGGTAATGTTGTCCATTATGCAAACAACACATTATTCAAATATGCAATTACAGATTTAGAACCTTGCCAGTACGGAGTATATGACGCTGACAAGAAAGGACACTACGACACTCATTCGGACGGGGCCTTTAAAGGACAACACGGCCAGGTTCGGAAGATATCTTTTAGTATTCTTCTTAGTGATCCAAAAGATTTTGAAGGCGGCGAGTTATTACTAATGCCAGACTTTCAAGGTATTAAGACAGATTTACAAAAGCATGAGATCTGTTTCTTCCCAAGTTGGTTACCTCACAAAGTAACTCCTGTTACTAAAGGCATTCGCAAAAGTATTGTTGGGTGGGTACATGGACCCGATTTTGTGTAATTGGTTACATAAGTATTTGACTTCTTAATAAACTCCTGTTATAATATATAAACTTAAGGCTGTAACGGCTTTATGTGTGACGTTTTTATAATTATAAAAGGAGAAAACATATGAAAACAACTATCCAAGATAGTGTGCTAACAGCACTTCAAAGCGGCAAAGAGTATACTTCAGCTGAACTTAAATCAAGATTCAAAGCTGGTAATCCTCAAGCTGTAATCCAATCACTAAGATTCGCAGGACACCCTGTGTATTTGAACACTAAGAAAAATGGTGTTAAAAAGTACAGATTGGGAACACCGTCAAGAGCAATCGTAGCCGCTGGTTACAAAGCACTTGCAAAAGGTTTAGTAAGCTAATATAACGTTAGTTTTACTAGGAAACAGGCGGCTCATTAATTTGTGTCGCCTGTTTTCATTTACGCACCCGTAGCTCAGCTGGATAGAGCACAACTTTGCGGAAGTTGGGGTCAGAGGTTCGAATCCTTTCGGGTGCGCCAATAAAGAGGTTGACAAAAGCCACATTTGACTGTATTATGTATATAACAATTAATTATTAAGGCAACAGAGGCACAATATGAGAACACAACCACAAGAAATTATTGCAAAATTAGAGGCAGACAACAGTCGCCTAGCAAAAGAAGAAGTTATCGTAGAAGCGATGGAAGAAGAACTAGATGAGTTTTTCGAAGGTGTAAAAATGGCACTTGACCCGCTTGTAACTTTTGGTGTTAAACAAGTACCACAAAAAGAAGAAAACGAAGTACTTTCAGCACAAGGTCTTGCATGGCCTACATTTAAAGAATTAGCACGTAACTTAATTGATAGAAAACTTACAGGTCATAATGCTAGAGATGCCATTATACTTTGTAAAGACCTTGCAACGGCAGAGCAATGGAATATGTTCTATCGTAGAATCCTTATTAAAGATTTACGTTGTGGCGTTAGTGAAAAAACAGTAAACAAGGTTGCTAAGAAAATTGGAATGCCACAGTACAGTATTCCTACATTTACTTGTTCACTTGCACACGACTCAGCTAACCATGAAAAGAAAATGGTTGGTAAGAAACAAATTGAAGTTAAACTAGATGGTGTACGTGTACTAACTATTATACGTGGTAACAAAGTAGAAATGTTTAGCCGTAATGGAAAACAGTTTCATAACTTTGATCACATCATTGAAGAAATTAAAGAAGTACTCAAAGACAACCAAGCACCATATGATCTTGTGCTAGACGGAGAAGTAATGAGTGCTAACTTCCAAGACTTAATGAAACAGATACATCGTAAAGAAACTGTCCAAAATAGTGATGCAGTATTACATTTGTTTGACATTTGTCCGTTAGAGGATTTTAAGAAAGGCAAATGGGATAAACCACAGAGTTTTAGAAGTGCGGCAACCAAGGCTTGGGTAGAAAAACACTCAAGCGTTTTAAAGCACGTACAAGCACTTGAGTGGGAGGAGGTAGACCTAAGTACTCCTGAAGGCAATAAACGCTTTGTAGAGCTTAATAAGACGGCTGTAGACGGTGGTTATGAAGGTGTTATGATCAAAGATATTGATGCACCCTATGAATGTAAGCGAACTCATGCTTGGTTAAAGGCAAAACCATTTATCGAAATTACACTAAAAGTCGTAGACGTTGAAGAAGGCACTGGACGTAATGAAGGCCGACTTGGTGCCATAATAGTAGAAGGAGAGGACGATGGATACAATTATCACCTTAACTGTGGAAGTGGTTTCACTGACGATCAACGTAGTAGCTTCTGGGCTGACCGTACTAACATCATTGGTTCTTTAGTAGAAATAAGAGCAGATGCTCGTACTAAATCACAAGATAGTGAAACGTATAGTTTACGTTTTCCACGATTTAAAACGTTTCGTGGCTTTGACTCTAATGAAAAACTTTGATAACACAAGTCATCATTTTTAGTTGACTTTTTATCTTTTTGCTATATAGTTACTGTTACACGAGATTTTTGAAGGAGAACGTCCGATGGGCATAGGAATAAAAATTCCAAAAAGAAAGAAGCCAGTTACTAGGCGAGTGTCTAATAAAGGTGGAGAGCCAAACTACGAAGGCGCGGCAGACTTAACTGGTGAACAGTTTGGTCGGCTTAGGTCATCAGCAATGGACTTCTACCGAATGGAGTTTAAGCCTAGCGATTTTAAACTTTGGGTATTAGCCTATTGTAAAGAAAGCACTAAGTGGAAAGACAAAGTAGACAGTCTTAAAAAACTTCCTGATCATGAATTTCGTTCTTCATTGGGCGGGGCTTGTCGAATGGCAACTAAAGGCTTTCCAGACTTTCACGAAGGATATGCAAAACACTGGCTTGGCCTTGCAGGTACAATGGGCGAGATTAAACCTACTTCAGATTTTATTAACAAATATCTTAAAGAACTAGAAGTTAAAGCAAATGAAGTTGTTGTTGAGCTAAAAGAAAAAGCTGAAGAAGAAGCTAAAAAAGAAAAGAAGAAGCCAACTATACAACAACGTATCTATGCACAAGCATGTATGATGTCTGAAGAGATTGATTATTGGCTAGACAGTTGGTGCGAAACACAAGAAAAGTTTGACAAGAAAGGCCTAGACATAGGTAAGCATCTACGTAAAGTTGGTTGTACACAAGCACATGCTCGTAAGATTAAAGACTTTTACATTGGAGAAATTGAAGAACTTGACAATGTTGTAAACTTTCCAAGCAAAGCACAACTGGCTAAGATGAGTGAATATGATCAAGAAACATATCAACAGTACAAAGAAGCATATTCTTGTTACAGTACAAAAGCACTTAAAATAAAACTAGAAGCGTTCCGTAATTTAATGGGCTCACTTGAAGTTGTTGTTGAAACTGCTAAAGCTACACGTAAACCACGTAAGCGTGTTATAAACAAAGAGAAGCTTGTTAAAAAATTAAAGTATGCAAAACAAGATGACAAGTTTAATTTAGCAAGTATCAATCCACAAGATATTATATATGCTTCAGAGCTTTGGGTGTTTAATGTTAAGACACGTAAGATAGGACGTTATCTTGCACAGAACTTAGATCCAATGCGTCAAGGACGTGAAGGTAGTGGATTAAGTGTTAAGGGAACTACTATCATTGGCTTCAACGAAGAACAAAGTATACAGAAAACTATACGTAAACCTGAAGAAAAACTTGCAGAAATCAAAGGTGCAGGTACACGTAAACTAAACAAGTTCTTAGAAGAAATCAATGCTGTAGACATTAAATTAAACGGTCGTATAAATCCAGATACAATACTTTTAAAAGTCGTTCAATAAGTTGATCGGATAAATAATAGTATGAACAACAGTGATATTCCAAATAACGACCTATTAGTAATCAAAAATGGCTTGAATCAGCTTAACCAAGTAATTGAAACTATAGCCAATAGAGAGAGCGTTGCACCATCTGTAGAAGGTATGGCTAACGATTCTATTTCCGGAGACTTAGTACATGGTGGCACTATTTCAGCATTTAAAAGTGTTGGCATATACGACCAAGCATCAAAAGTAAGTGTAATAGTCAAAGACGACAGACTTGTTGTAGACTATGTTGATGCTGTAGAGTTAAAGGGTGATATTAAAGTTGAAAAAGATTTAAACGTTGGTGGTACTATTACTGCACAACGTATTGACGCAGTAGAAATTAATGCGGAAGTAAGGCATGAAAGAACAAGTCCTTTAGAGTTTAAGTGTAGCGAAAGCGATACTATGTACGGAAAAGGATTGATGTGGACAGGTAATGGACATACTAGACAACTAGTAATGCAAGCCAATCCAGATCGTTTATGGACTAGTGAATCATTAGATTTGCATACAGATCAACATTATATGATCGCAAATACTAGTGTACTAAGTTCAGATACATTAGGCCCAGGTGTTATGCACTCTAGTTTAACTAGTGTGGGTACACTAAGAAATTTAAGAACTGAAGGCAATATGAACATAGATCAGTTCATCTTCTACGATGGAGATGGAATGAGATTAGGGGTTGGCATCGATGCTCCAAACGGACAACTAAGTGTTGCGAGTAATGAAGCAGAATACATCATTGATCCTGGATACGATAGTATCAAAGCAGGAACATATACGACACACGATTTAGAATTAATCACAGATGATATTACAAGGATCAAACTTAAATCAACTAATAAGATTGAAGTTGGTTCAGATACTGAAACAGTTACAACTTTTAAAGGGAAAGTTGGAATTGGTATTAACAACCCAGACACCGCGTTAAGTGTTGCGTCTCCGATCAAAGTTCAAGGTAAGAAAATAGAATTTGGAGAACAAGTACCAGACAATGGTATATATAACAGAGGTGATTTGATATTCAACACACAACCTAGTCCAACAGGATATGTAGGGTGGGTGTGTATTAGAGAAGGCACCCCAGGAGAGTGGAAACCCTTTGGTGCTATTGGAGCATAAAAGCGGTGGACATTAAAAGTAAAAAATTCGATAGAGAAGTAACACTATGGGCGTGGTTAGGACGTATTGCTCCAATGACTGCACTATTAGTATTAGCCATAGTATCAACTACAGAATATAACGATTATACAGATATATTAGTTACAGGTATTGCTGTTTCTTTTGGAACTATTGCGTTCTTTTGGTGGTGGTGGGTACTAAGATCTGTAGGCATACTTACTAACCTATTAGATACTACTTCTGAAAGGTTTACAGAAGTTGTTAAAGAATTAAAAGAGATTAGGAAAGATGTAAAAGATCTTCCGATCAAAAAAATTCCTAAGCGTAAGTACGAACGTAAGCCTAAAAGTCAAAGTTAAAACCAAATACTAAACCTTTTGTGTCGCCTTCAAGTGCAGGCATAACAAACATATTGTTATAGTTTAATCTTACCATTGGTGCAACATCATACTTCCATAAGTAACCTGATACAAGTCCTACATCAATAGATAGTTCTTCTTCTGTATACTTGTTGACTAATGGAAAGTTAACTGCTCCAAATGCACTCAGCGTATCTAGACTGTTATAATAAAGTCCTGTAACTGTTCTTTCTGTTTCACATTTTACGTATGGATGAATTTGATTATAATCTTGTTCTAATCCAAAGTGTAAAGACAAGGCAAGTCCTACTGCTAGGCAACTCATGGTCGTGCCGTCCGTATTGTATTTTTCATATTATTCCTGTGGTTTGTTATCGGGTGGTAAAAGTGGTGGAGTGTTTATCGGTTGATACATCTCGGGTATCTCACCGTTTGGCAAACTTCCGTCAGGCTGTCTAAGTTTTTCTTTATCCTGATCCAAGTGTTAAACTCCCTCTGCCATTATAATAATCACTCATGCTCATATTAATTAGTTGTTTCTTTACACCAAAGTTTCCGTTAGGTGCACTTGTTAATAACTCATCAGACTTGAATACTGCAATGCTATCATTTTGCTGTCCTTGAGTTGCTCCATCATGAACATCATTAACAACTCCTTGACTGTATCCATATACCAAGTATTCACCAACAACTCTAAGTTGTCCTGCTAGGTAATATTGAAACTCAACTGAGTCGCCAACTACTGTAGTTCGGATATATTTATATAACTCACTTGTGTCAAGTGCATTGTGGAAGTATCCATCATTGTCTGTTTTGATTTTATTCAAACAGTTTGCTTCAGTCATACCATCATCAAATTGATGTATAAACCCACCTATGTTAGTTTCTGATCCACCTATTGGAGTAAAATAGTATTGGAGTCGTAGTCTTGTTGGATACCCGTAATGTTCTCTAAGGTGGTTAGTAAATGTAGGTGCTGTAGCATGTGAGTTAACAAAATTACTACCACTGTCTGCCCAAAGAAGACTCCACAAGCTACTTCTATCTGGAGCAGAGCCACTTGCCTTTTGCCATCTGTATAATGCAATATCTGATCCAGTATTATTTGTTATAGTACCATTGAGTACTGACATACTATTTGTCATCAGTAGTGAAACACTTTCTGTGGTACCTAGATAGTTAGGATTACGTGCTACATTATAACCTGCCGTATTAGCAAGTAAGTTTGCAACTGTAGCCGCATCATTATTAACCCCATTGATTACTACTCCTGATCCGTTTGTGTAACCAACGTTGTTTGTCCATGCAATATTTCTAAAATTACTAAACGAAGTTAGTTTAGTGCTACTGTCATATGTAGTATCGTACAACTGGAAATACATATAATGATAAGTTCCGCCTGAAGCTACTGTTGGTAGTGCATTTATTTGACTTGTAAAATCAATACTGCCACCGGCAGGAATAAGTACACCAAACTCATCATCTGTAATTTGTCTTTTTGTAGTTACTTTTTGACTTCTACTTCCGCCAACATATGCTCCTGCATCAGAAAATTGAAACTTAGCTTTTCCGTATAAGAAGTTTACTCTGTTGGCTACGTTGCCTGGATCTGATACAACATAAACAGGTACAGCAGTTCCGCCTGTTGTGTTATCTGATTTAATATATCCGGCTAGTACTCCTGTCTCTGAACCTGTATATTGAGAAAGATCAATGGTCATTATATTGCCATCAGCTGTACCGTTGTTAGTTACTCCTGTTGTAAGTAAGTTAACGTTACCTGGGTCAGCTGTTGAACTCCAGTATAAATTACTGTTATCCCAAGTTCCAGAAGTCTTTGCCAAAACAATAGTCATGTCATCGTTTAATGCTAATCCTGCTGTGTATTCTTGAGCATTAAACTGTAATCTATCATTGGCGCTGTTAAATGCCATTGAAGCTAAGAAATAGGCTGGGCCACCGTCTGTTGCACTAGAGTTAGAATTTTGTGATCTAAACTCTGACATGGATATAGGATTAGATCCGCCGTACTCTGTTTGTAGATCTGAAAAACTAATTTGACCACTACTTGGTAAAGCCATTTATCTCTTACCTTTTAAAAATTCTATTTCGTGCTTTAATTCTTTGATTGCTTCTACCAGCAGTCCTACAACTTTATCGTATTGTACACCTAAGTATCCGTCTTTGTTACTACGAACAATTTCTGGTAACACTTGTTCTACGTCTTGTGCAATTAGTCCTGTGTCGTTTTTCTTAACAAAGTAACCATCTTCGCCACCGTGTTGTTTCATGTATGCTTCAGTCCAATCAAATGTTACACCATTGAGTTGATTAACTTTGTCTAGTGCATTTGGAATGTTAGAAATGTTTTCTTTAAGTCGTCTGTCTGATGAATAGTATGCTGTGATGTTGTTAGTAGCTCTAATCTCTCCAGTAGTTCCTGAAGCGGCTGTGCCAACACCTAATGAATCGTGTTGTACATCATCATCTGTGTCAAGTGTTAATAATTTACGTTGTGAACTTGCACCTGTTACTGTAGATGCCGCTAACAATGTTCTTGCTTGAGCAGGTAAAGCAAATACAGAAGCAGTACCTGATCCTGTAAAATATATTCCTTTGTCTGCCGCAGAAGTTAATCCTGCTATTGCGGCTAAGTCTGCATCATATGCTTGTACGTTTACTCCAATGTCTGCGTCAACTACCATAGTTGCATCGTAAGCCATTACGTCTGAGCCAATAGCAAGTCCTAATGCTGTTCTAGCGTCACTTGCAGATGTGCTACCTGTTCCACCTGAAGCAACTGGAACTGTTCCTAAACTAATATCACCTGCCGCGGATACTGAGATTGGACTTGTACCACTAACTGCTACTGTGCCTGTTGCGGCTGGCAATGTAATAGTTACATCGGCAGTACTTGCAGGACCTATTAGTGTTGCTTTATTAGTACCGTTGTTTGTTCCTTCTAAAAACTCAATCTTACCACCTGTTGTAGCAGTAGGAGATAGAATAGGATCAGTTAACGTTTTGTTTGTTAGTGTTTGTGTTGCCGCAATACCAACAAGTGTTTCATCACTAACCGCAGTATTAAATTCCGCAAAGGTTCCTGTTACAGTATTATCAGTTAGATCAATACTTTTATTTGTAAGTGTATCAGTTGTATCTCTACCTACTACAGTTTCATCACTAACTGCGGTATTAAGTTCTGCTATTGTACCTGTTACTGTATTATCAGTTAAACTGATTGACTTGTTTGTAAGTGTGTCTGTTGTATCTCTAGCTACTACACTTTCGTCACTAACGGCTGTATTCAATTGTGCTATAGTTGTCGTTAGTGTATTGTTTGCTAAGTTAACACTTTTATTAGTCAACGTATCTGTTGTGGCTTTGCCTACGAATGTGTCGTTGCTATCGGGCAATGCCCAACTGTTACTTGCACTAGGTTTAATAGCGGCTATGATTGGTGATGTTAAAGTTTTGTTTGTTAAAGTTTGTGAACCTACAAGTGTTGTTACAGTACTGTCTATTGCCCATTCAATAGTGTCTGTTCCAGGTGTTGTTGTAATATCAATACCTGTTCCACCTGTTAGGTTTAAAATATCTTGGATGTTGTCAGCAACAACAGGACTTGCTCCTGATACTTGAATAGTTTTAAATGCGTTCTTTGCTCCACCGTAATCAGCAGTAGCAACTCCGCCACTTGTATATGCACTAAATCCTGTGCCGTCTATTGATGTTGTTAATTGTGCATCTGAATACAAAGCAAATGTAGTACTAGTTAGTACGTCCATAAAGTATTCATTACCGTTAACATTGGTCATTCCAACTACATCAACTAGTGTTACTTCTGTACCATCTGTAAATGCGTGAGCGTTAGTTGTTGTAACTACAACAGGATTAGCCGCTGTAATATTACTAATTGATTTACTAACACCTCCTACTAGTGCCGCAATAGTCATCTGATTTGCGTTATCTCTAGTAATGATCATGTTACCACCAGCAACTAAATTAATATCGCTTGAAACGTTATTAACATCAGTTAATCTAATTGCAGTAGTTGACAACGGAACACTTAAATTATATTCAACATCAAACTTAAATGTATCTGTTGCTAAGTCTACACTATTCCATGCTACACCATTTCCACGTATAAAGTTAATACTATCAGTTACATTATCCGCCTCAATAGTCTGCTCAAGAGTCGTTCCATCAGGTGAATAAAGTTTAACATATCTAAAAAAATCGTAATAAGCAGTCATGTTCGTATTTGTTCCTTTTGTATATTGTATTTATTAAATAATGTTATGCTTGTAATTGGCAACGGTGAAACTAGATATAACATTGATTTAGGTCTGTTTAGAGATACTAAAGTAGGATGTAATGCCCTGTATAGAGATTATACAGTGGATCATTTAGTCTGTTGCGACAAGCGAATGGTTAAAGAAGTACTAGAAGCAAACACATTTAAGGGTACTTTATATACCCGTAAAGACTGGTTTGAAGATTTCAAAGGAGTTGAGTGTTTACCTGACTTACCTTACAAAGGTACAGCAAGACCAGATGATCCTTGGCATTGGGGCAGTGGTCCTTTTGCTGTACTAATTGGAGCAAGATTAGCATATGAATGGAAAGAACCTGTTAACCTAGTAGGGTTTGATTTGTACAATGGAAATATTTACAAGGATACTAAAAACTACGCCAAATCAGATGCAAGACCAGTAGATCCTAGTTATTGGATACACCAAATGAACAAAGTATTTGAACACTTTCCTAGTGTTACGTTCAATTATTATTCTACAAAAAAATGGCCAGATAAGTATAGTAACATAAAGAATTTTAATTTAGAGGAACTTAAATGAACTACGAACCAAAACATCATAATGCGTTCCCTTCACTGATCACTAGTTTTGATATTGAAGGACACGAAAGTGAGCAGACTTGTGTAGACATGATTGATGCGTTTAATGAGTATGGTCCCGACCATCCGTTAGTTGCAAAAGGAAAAAGTAGTTATCAAAAAGGAGACGAACAGTTTTTAAACGATCACAAACTTGTTCCTCTTTGGAAAACTGTACAAGAATGTATTGACGTATACACACAGCATCTTGGTGTTGATTATACTCTATTGTCAACTAGCTGGTTTAATTCTTTATTCGAAGGTGGTGCAGTCGACGCCCACAGACATGAACGCAGTATTATTAGTGGCGCATACTATCCGTATGTAGACAAAGGTAGTTCGCCTATTGTATTTAGAAATCCTAACCAAGTAAACTTTATGAACTATTCACCAATGGGGTTAACAGACTACAATAGATATGAATTAGAATGTTTTCCTAAAACAGGATTATTAGTTTTGTTTCCAAGTTGGATGGAACATCGTGTTATTCCAAACCAAACAGAAAAAAGATACACAGTTAGTTTTAACACAATTAGACATAGTGACAGAGCCGCATTTATGAACATAAGAGATTATAGGATTGACCCGCATGAAAGCACAGATAGTTGATGGACCGTTTAGGAAAGCAAACTATCCTGTCTTTCCTACACTAGTACAAGTTTACGATTTACAAGACAACCCTAGTAACATTGAGATAATCAATTACATTGACGAGCAAGAATTAACCGAATGGCCAAAAGACATTGGTGATGGTGCTTCAACTAGTCAAAACGAAATGAACATACTTGATAACTTTGACATTAAAAAAGATATTGAAAATTGTGTAAATGAATATTGCATTGACGTTGGACTAGACAGATTAGAAATTGGAAAGAGTTGGCTTAACGTACAAAGACAAAAAGGCTACATTGCTTCACACAGACACGAACTCAGTATTATAAGTGGAGCCTACTATCCGTTTGTAGAACCAAACAGTTCACCATTAGTTTTTGGAAGTCCAATACTAGGTCCTAAAATGAGTGAGATACACAATCAAGCTACAGAGTATACTGCTAACGAAATGGAATTTGATGTACGTACAGGCTTCCTTGTATTATTTCCAAGTTGGTTATATCATTATACAATTCCAAACCCTTCATTAAAACGAGTAACCTTAAGTTTCAATACCTACCACAAAACACTTGACAAGTAGTAATTTTTAATATATAATATTACACATGTTAGAGGACTTTAATACGTCGACCCTCTTTAAATACTCCGCCGTTAATATTATAGGAGAAATATATGGCTTATTATAGCACTAAACATTACGGACACAACATTGGACTGTCAGCAGTCTTTAGACAACCAAATGCAGATCATTCACATTGTCATTTACTACATGGCTACAGTTTAGCATTTACATTTAAGTTTGGTTGTAATGAATTAGATAATAAAAACTGGGCAGTTGACTTTGGTGGACTAAAGCCTTTAAAGAAGTGGTTAGAGGATCACTTCGATCACAAGACAGCAATTGATAAAAACGATCCACACTTGGACAAGTTTATGGAACTACAAGAACTTGACCTAGCAGAGATTGTTGTAATGGATGGTGTTGGTGCAGAGAAGTTTGCCGAACATGCATTTAATTTTGCAGACAAGCTAGTACGTGAAGCAAGTAATGATCGTTGCTATTGCGTAAGTGCAGAATGTGCAGAGCATGGAGCAAATTCTGCAATCTATGAGAGATAGGAATTATAAATGATTTGGGAACAAGTAAACGAGGATCGTAAAAAACTTAAGGTAGCACATTATAAAAATGCGTTTCCAGAAGCAGTAAATGATATTAACTTTACAACACTAGTAGAAGTAAATCAATATAAGTCTACAGTTACAAACGTAGATGAATTTGTAAAAGGAAGTACACATATTTCTGACATCGGGTCAGACAAGCGTATACAAAAATATTTGTTAGAGTTTCAAAAGAACTATGACAGACATGAAACTGAAGCTCACTTCAATGCTAGTTTGTTCTTTTCATTAAGTGACGGACATAATAGCTTGTTCCTACATAATGATTACGAAACTGTTTTGCTTATACAAGGATACGGTGAAACTGCATATCTTGTAACAGATGGAGATACAATGAACAAACAAATTTATCATTGTAAAACAGGAGATGCTTTACTGTTACCAAGACTTACAAATCATAAACCTTTAATCTTAGGTCCAAGAGTTACATTAAGTTTGGGTGCTAATCCTTTAAAAGCAATGACCAGTAAAAACTATGGTCCAGTTAATTCATCAATGTAGAGGAAGTTAAATTGCCCAACCATGTAGTTTGTTTAAAACACGGTAAGAAATATTCAGCAGAATATGTTAACGTTCTTTACAGAATGGTAACACGTAATCTTACAGTACCACATAACTTTGTTTGCTTTACAGAAGATCCTAAAGGACTTGATATGGGTATTCAAGTTAAGCCTTTACAATTAAACAGCGACATCAATGGTTGGTGGTATAAGACAATGTTCTTTAATCCAGACTTTGGGTGTTACGGTACTGTATTGTTTTTAGATTTAGATGTTATTGTGTTTGGAAACATTGATAAGTTGTTTACTTACAAGCCAGGAGAGTTTTGTGTAATACGTGATTTTAATCGTAGTGTACAAAGCCATTGGGACAGAATGAATTCAAGTTGTTTTAGATTAGAAACAGGACAACATGCAAATGTATATCAAGAGTTTATGACTAACCCAGGACAGAATGCACGTAAGTATCACGGAGATCAAGATTGGTTGTATGCTAATGTAAAATCTCAATATAACTTTTGGCCAGATGAATGGATACAAAGTTATAAATGGGAAATGCGTGGACGACCTGAGATGAATAGATACAACGGTAAACGTAACTTTGTTACTCCAGGTGATCCTAAGATTTTACCTGAAACAAGTATTGCAGTATTCCACGGTGATCCTAATCCTAAAGATTGTATTGACCCTTGGTGCAAGGAAAATTGGCGATGAGTGGACAAAGAAGATTTTTAAAATTATGGAGTAGAACTGTTGGTATGCCTGTAGGGCTTGATGACGATGACAAGCCAGAGTTCTTACCTATTACACAAGACGATGTTCATAAAGCATTATGGTTTAGAACTTTTTGGATTGTCTTGCATATATTAACGTGTGGATTTATAATTGTAGGCAACGGAAGGATGTTAAATTTATGGTAGATAAGTTTATTTTTGATGTTGACGGTACACTAACACCAAGTCGTGGATTAATTGATTTAGAATTTAAAGCGTTCTTTAATACATTTTGTTTGACAAATGATGTGTATCTAGTAACAGGTAGCGACCGTGCTAAGACTGTAGAACAATTAAGTGAACCTACGTACAACCTAGCAAAACGTGTATACAACTGTTCAGGCAGTGATGTATATGAAGGTAGAATCAATGTTCATCGTAGCGATTGGGCTTTACCACGCAAGTGCAATAATTGGTTAGAAGATAAACTAGAAGAAAGTACGTTTGAACTTCGTACAGGATTACATATTGAAGCAAGACCAGGTATGGTTAACTTCAGCGTAGTAGGACGTAAAGCAACGCCCGAACAACGTCAGCAATATGTTAAGTACGATACGAAATACAACGAACGAGTGAACATTGCCGCTTTGTTCAATTTAGAATTTCCAGAATTAAAAGCAGTAGTAGGTGGAGAAACGGGTATTGATATATTCCCAAAAGGATACGACAAAAGCCAAATTATAAGAGATTTTGATCCAACCGATACACTACACTTTTTTGGTGATGCAATGGAACCTACAGGAAATGATTATCCTTTGAAGAAAGTAATCATTGACAATGATCTAGGAATGTGCTATAATGTAAACAGTTGGAAGGATACCCGAGAACTGTTGTATGAAAAAAAATAGTAACTTTATAAAATATACAAAAATAGGTGCAGTAGCAGTCCTAGGACTAGGTCTTAGCTATGGCGTTGGTACCTTTACACCCAACACTTGGACTATAAATGATATAGTTGCAAAAGCAGAAGAAAAGATTATAGGAGAATGGAACGAGTTTGGGTTTCATGAACCTTCAATAGAATATACAAACAATGCTCAATTCGTAGTCGGTGTATCACGTTGTATTGACTTCCTTAACTTACATACAGAAATAGGTAAACGTGTTCCACGAGATATTATTGTTGCGATGGCTATATTAGAAACAGGATATGGCAAAAGTAGATTTGCACTTGAAGGCAATAACTTATTTGGTATACGTACATGGGATAAAAATACACCACAATTGAAACCTTTAGAGTTGCCCAATGCGGCGTTTGGTGTTAAAATGTATAAAACAAAGTGTGCTTCTGTAAAAGATATGATTCACACTATTAATACGCATCGTGCGTATGTAGACTATAGAGATGAACGTGACAGACAAGAAGCAACAGGAGTTTTAGATATTAATGCACAAGTAGATCAATTACACAAGTGGAGTACAAATCCAAACTACACAGCATTAGTAAAAGAAAAGATTTTAATATTACAAGGCAAACAACATGACTAAACGTATAGGCTTCGCATGTAAGTACATGCACTCAGATCAAACGCAGAAGAAGAAACTGCTAGAAGAAATTCAACGACCACTAAATACACGTAGTACGACAGTACAATGGCTTAACAGGCAAACACGTGAAGTAGCAGAAGAACGCTTGTGGGACATTATGGTACACAACATTCAATCGTACTCTAACTTGATCGAATACGTAGGAGGATTACCTAATGAACTTAGAATGGTTAGACTCGGTAGCGATTGCCTTCCGGTATACACGCAACAAGATTGGTCATATTTTTGGCGAAAGCCTGACGTCCGTGATTACTGTAGTAAACATCTCGCTCCCGTCGGCGACAAGGCAAGAGCCCTCAATGTCCGACTATCGATGCACCCAGGCCAATTTACTGTACTTGCGAGCGACAACCCCGAAATTGTAGATAGGAGCATAGAAGAATTTGAATATCACACCGACATCATACGCTGGATGGGATACGGCAAGACCTTCCAAGACTTTAAATGCAATGTCCATATATCAGGTAGACAAGGTCCAACCGGTATCATCAATGTCCTGCCAAGACTATCTCAAGAGGCGAGAAACTGTATTACGATCGAGAACGACGAGAACTCGTGGGGGCTCGACGCATCGCTCGAACTTGAAAAACATGTCGCATTGGTTCTTGACATACACCACCACTGGGTGCGTACAGGTGAATACATACAGCCCACCGACGATAGATTTTCTCGCGTAGTAGATAGCTGGCGTGGTGTACGACCTGCAATGCATTACAGCTACAGTCGTAACGAACATTTACCACAAGACTTTGCACATGACACTATGCCTAATATGGAACAACTGCTAGAAGCAGGCCATAAGAAACAGAAACTTAGAGCCCATAGTGACTACTATCCTAACAAACTTGTTAATGATTGGGCATTGAGCTTCTTAGAACATGCTGACATTATGTGCGAAAGCAAGTGCAAAAACCTAGCCAGCATTGAGCTATACGAACAATATAAAGCGTAAATACTGTACATTAACTTTTAAGGAGATTATAATGATCGATACTATTAAAGAATGGGTAAGTGAACGTTTTGAAGAACGTACATCTTGGGATGGAGCAATGCTTATTGCTATTGGCGTAATTGTACTAATCGCAGGACCATTTGCAAAACTAGCGGCTTATGCGGCAATCGCATATGGTGCTTGGACTTTATTCAAATCTGAATAATCACTTTAGACCAATGATTGACATCACAATTTGCTGATGTCGGTCATTGTATCTACCCTAACATTGAGTTTTTTGCGTTGTAATACGCCAGCTTTTTGAGCAAAACGTTTAGGATCGCATTTTTCACATACATGTGAGTAGTCATTTGTTAGGCGCTTAGGGTCTACTTGTCCTTTGTCGCGTGAGAATTCTTCATGGCAGTTATCACATTCAAAGAATACAATCGTTTTTTTACGCTTGTATGGATGATGTCCACGCTTACCTTTACGCATATAGTATTGAATTTTCTTTTCAGTTCGTAAAAACATAGTAATAGTATTTATAATCACATTCGGATTATAGATTAACAGATAAATAATAATGATAGGAACAACAATGTCAATAGTTACTTTAACAGACTCAGCCAAAGAACAGATGTGTAATATGGTTGAAGAACATAAAAAGCCAGCAGTTAGGCTTTCATTAAAGGGTGGCGGTTGTGCTGGTTTTAAATATGAATGGACTATGGAAGACAACGTGAACACAGAAGACGAAGTAGTTGATTTCGATAAAGGTAAATTTGTAGTAGATCCATCTAGTGTGATGTATTTGCTAGGTAGTACAATAGACTACAAGAAAGAAATGTTTGGATCTTACTTTGCAGTAGAGAATCCAGGAAGTACATCAAGTTGCGGGTGCGGCGAATCAATAGGATTTTAGGGAATAATACATGTCAAAATTAAATATTAATATTGGTACAGAGGGTAATGATAATACTGGTGATAGTATTAGAGAAGCCTTTAGAAAAGCCAATGAAAACTTTACTGAACTATATGCTGTTTTTGGTATTGGTGGACAAATTAGCTTTACAAGTTTAAGCGATGTTCCAGATGTACTAACTGCATACACAGTACCACAAGCTAACGCAGAAGGATCAGCAATTGACTTCAAGACGCTAGTTGGTGGAACTGGAATGACTATTAATTCAACTAGTCCAAACCAAATTGTTATTAGCAACACATCAAGTATTATTAGTACAGACGGTACTCCAAGTTTAGGTGGTCCACTTAATGCGGCCAACCAGGCTATAGCAAACGCACCTGTTTCCCTAAGTGCAGTTAACGCCTTAAATTCTACACACGGTACTAACTTTATTATTGACGACTTAGTTATTAATAAAGGTTATGCTGACGGACGTTATTTGCGTTCAACAGGTTCACCAGGTGGTGACGGACAAATTAGAGTTAGAGAAGAACCAGTTGATGCCGCGGCATACACTCTTACTATTACAAGTTTTGCAAACGGTAACGTTGTTGTAAGTGGCGGACATGGCTTCTCAACAACTGCAAACGGTATTAGCTACATTTACAATTCAACAGGTGCAGATGCA